CTTCTGTTCTTTTTTCTCCACGTGAACGCAAGAAAGTAATTTCTGCCTTACGTGGCATTACATAATCTAAAATTTCCTGCCAATGAGATTCCCATGTACCTCTATCAGCTTCTAACTTATCTAATCGTTTTCTTATATAATCAAAAGTTGCCATTAAGTATAAGTACCTAATACAGATTTACCAGTTTGTACTTCTTCTGTAACACCTTCTCCACTTGTTAAAATTGTTCCACCCATTCCTTTTTTTCTTAACCCAATAGCTTTCTTTTTTTCTGCTGCTAATTTTGCTTCAGAAGCATCCATCTTATCTTGTACTGATGTATCTACTGGTGGTGGTGATGGCATCGCTGGTGCTTTTAAACCCATCTACATTCCTCCTTCAACATTCCGTATAATGCTCCATCTATAAATTTTCCATCAACTTTCATTGCTTTTCTTATTATACCTTCTTTAACAAATCCTGTACCTTTTAACAACTTTTCATTTCTTTCGTATCCATTAATGCACATTGCCGTTATTCTACCACATTTTATCTGATTAAAGCAGTAATTAAAAACATACTTGATATTTCTTCTCGTACAGCATCGTGGTGTCTTTAATGCTAAATGAATCCAAATATTATGACCATCCCAATCAGAAAATAAAAAACCTCCTAATAATTCATTATCTTCAACAAAACCTAAATAAGAATACCAATCATTAACTTCGTGATGAATATGGGCGTGTTTCTTAACATAGTCACCAATGGGTTTTTTCCATTTTTCATCTGTGACTACTTCAATCACTATGCGTATTTCTTTTTCTTTTTCAATATAGTTCCACCAAGTTCAGCTTTTTTAACATTTGCTTCTTCTTCAAGACCTGCCGCACTTGTCATAATTGTATCATCTGAATAAGGTTTTGATACCCTTCTTGAAACAGCTTTTTCTGCTGTTTGTGTAACTTGTTGAACTTGTTGAACTTGTGCAGGTTTTTGTTTTTTAAAAACTTGTCTAAAAAATCTAACAAATCCCCCCATATTTTCCTCCTTTACTATTATCTAGCAAAAACATTAAATTCTGAATCAGTAAATTGTTGTAATGGTTCATAAATTTTTAATCTTGCTTTCCGTAAAGACATTATACAATATCTTAACGCAGAAATTAAGTCATCATTCATAGGAACGATTTTTCCGTCTTTCCTATGGTGCATCCTTAACTCCTCTAACAGTTTACTTTGATTTTTAAAGATTTTCAATCTTTTTGTCTGCATCCTTACTAGCATTTCCATTATTCCAGCTTCAACTGAATTACCACCTGTTCCTTCTCTTAAACCTTGCTGTGGCGGATTAGTAAACCATTCAGCACACATATTAACACCTTCCTTCTTATATTGATCGGTTAAATTCTTACCCGAACCTTTATCTGCTTGTCTGCCGTCTTGTGGCCAGATAACTGGAATCCATTTACCTCTTGATTTAATTGCCGAAGCATGAACAGGTACTGTTTCTTGTCTAATTGAATAACTATCATAAACATAAGCTGTATCTACATCTCTATCCCAAGCAACCCATACACAAGCTGTAGGGTGATCCCAGCCAAAATCTATTCCACATAGTCTAGGCCAATGACTTGGTATATCCATAATATCACATAATATTTCTTCTTCAACAATCGGAAAAACCAAACCAGAACCTAGTTGCGGTATTCCCTTTTCTCTCATCTTTCTTTCGTGGGGTGGTAATGCTTGTAAAACTTGTTCTCTAATTGCTTTTGTCATATGGGGTGCATCATCCCAAGTAGCTTGTATTAATGCTTGTCCTTTTTTTAAATCATTTACAAATTGTGCTACTGTTTGTGTCATCCCTTGTTCTGGTGTAAATGTCATATAAACAATACCACCTTTATCTGCTGTTCTTGTTAATGCCTGTGTATAAATTCCTGTTGGTGGTTCTTCATCCAACCATATTACATCTACTGATTCTCCCATCCATTTCTCTTTACCCATTTCATATGCTTTAAATCCTATTCGTGAATATCCACCTGTTACGTGCTTAACAACTAATGAGTTTATGGCATTTGGTACACCTGCTTTTCTTACAGTTTCACCAATATACTTTAAAGGTATTGTACCTGTACCTTTAGCTGATGGATCATCTGGCTGACCGACAAGTTCTTTTTGGCAAACATCCCTAGTAGTTTCATTTGAAACACCCCCTGCCCATGCTCTTACGGGTCTATTAAATCGTTTACCAGCCCACCAAGTTGGGTATTTTCCCGTCACATGGTATGCCATTTCCATAGCCCCACTAAAGGACTTGCCGACCCTATTACCAGCCATTAACAATCTTTGTGATGCTAATGTATTATGAAACTTCTTTTGATAATCATATGGCTTATAGTCAGCCATAATATTAGTAACTTTACGTCTTTCCAATTCCTTTGCGATTTTCACGGCTTTTTCTAATTCATCCATCCAACTTAATTTCACCAGTTTTTTTATTTAAGGTATAGAACTTACCTGTTTTAGAACTTCTATAACGAGCATTATTTCTATTACCCCATCGCTTATTCCAAGCCCAACAGCTTATTTTGCCGCAATATCTTTCTAGTAAACTGTATATATAATCCATCATTGTAACCAATTAAACACCGCCCTTATTGCTAATACAAAATACACTAACTCCATAAGAGTTCGGGGAATATCCTTATCCTTCATACCAATATATACCCAAAACCCACATGAGATACTAGCTAAACCCCACCCTAACATCTGTGCTATATTATTATAGAACCACCTAGCATCTGACAAGATAAATATACTTGCCATAGCTATAGCAAAACCCCACCATCTGTTTTTAGCTACATGATAGTATCTAATCTTCATTAGCTTATTATATAATAATCCCCTCAAAAATAAATGCCTTATACCTATTAACATAAGTTAATATTAACAATTTCCCCTCGCTGTATGGAGTAATCCCTAATAATGAAGAAAGTCTGCGACTTTGGGGGGTGGGGGTCTTTTTTTTGATTTTTTTTTCTTTTTTCTTTGTAGTTGTGGTTGTGGCTAGTCTTTAAATCCTACAAGGGTCAACAATTCCATAGAACTAGATAAGATCAACATAGTTAATGGCCTTGCCTTGCTTTGTGGTGGTGTGTGTGTGGGTGTTAAGGGTTCATTTGGCCATATATCAAAGCCCTAGCCCTTGCCCTTATTGGTACTGTTTAAGCTATCTAGTTATAGGTCTTTATACTCTTAGACCTATAGTTCTTTGTTATGTGATTATGTTTATTAATAAGGGGTTTTGATTGTTTTGCTAGATTAAGAGCTAAACCCCCGAAATGCAAAAAGCCCCCGCCTTTTAAGGTGGGGGCTTTAGGTCTTTAATTACTTTAATCGTTTAGTAACAAATCCGATTGCAAAATCTATGTCGTTTCCATCTCGGAGAATATTGATACCTTTTTGTAATATTTCTATTGATTGTTCTCGGTGTTTTTTATCAGCTTTTATTGTAGAAGGGAGTTCTAAATTACCCCTGTACATTTCTTTTTCTTCATTTACCATTTTAGCCCCTTTTTGATTGCCACCAAAGATCAGACCATTTTTTATTCATTACATAAAGAAATATGCCTAATTGATGTATATTAGTGTCTATTTTTCTTTTTCTTATCCATAGAACAGTTAATGGTATTTTATTATTCTTTTTAAAATAACTTTCAATTTCAATATCAATATCTTTAATACTTTTAATTGTTATCTGTTCTTTATTTTTCTTAACCATAGTTAATCATTATTTTATTTTGTTTTTGATGTCAATATATAAAAAGCCCCGATTGTTTAGATCAGGGCTTATTGTCTTTTATTGGTTGTTTTTATTATGTGTTAATTCTTTGAAATATTGACCTTTCAAAGTAATTTGATTTAACAAACTCATCTTTGAATTTTACGTTATATCCTTTACTTTTTAAACTGTTCAAAAGTTTTAAGCCGTCACAATCTTCTTCAAAGTAATAACACGCATTATCGGGGTTATAATAAGAATATTTTGAAAAGTCTTTTATATCTATATTAAAGCCCTGAAGATCATATTTTGATAGTTTTATATATCCGTGACTTTCGTTGTCTATAAAAGTCAGGTTGATTGTTTCATGTGTCATTTTAGCCTTTTTGTTAATTGTTAACATTACTTAATCATTAATTTAATTTGTTTTTGATGTCAATATATAAAAAGCCCTAATTGATTAGATCAGGGCTTTATATTCTTTTATTGGTTTATTATGCTTTTTTCTTTTATCTATTAAATCTTCAAAGTATTTTAAACTTTCATCATTCTTTTTTTCAATGGGTTTATCATAATCTTCAACTATTTTATCATAATCCATATTTTTATACTTATCCAATTGCATAACGTAATCCTGACATTCTCCACTTAAATCTTCAAAGTAATCTTCTTTTTTAATAACACTTGATACATCAATCCACTCCCATTCGCGCCACGCCTTGCCCGTGAATATATTAAACTTACTTACATTCACATAAGCATTTTTTGGATTTAAAGCAATATTTTCAATTTTAGTGAAATTATCACTTTCAACGGCTTTATTCATTTTTTCATTTATTGTCATTTTTAGCCCATTTTGTTAATTGTTAACTTAAATTAACCTTAATTAAGTCATTTATTAAAGTCAAGCTAATATTTTAAGAACATTAAAAAAAATTAATTATTTTTATTTTATGTATTGACAGCAATATATATAAGGTTTATAAACTTAACTTATGTTAAGAAAAAAAGAAAAAATAGTAAAAAGAGCTAAACAACTTTTTTATTCTAAAGCTAATGCAACAAATATATTAAAAATTGTTTCATTAATTGATGAACTTAAAAAAGATGAAAATAAAAAAAATGTTAAGTAAATTAAAAAATATAAGTATCATTATATTAAACCTATTAAGCGTGTTTTTGACTATTGGATTTTTTTTGGCTTTGTTTTGGTTGTCATGCTTAATTTCTGATACTTGTTATTATAACAATATAGGGGTGTTTTAATATGACTTATGAAAATCAAATAAACAAAGATTTTATAAATCAAAGAAAATGCAATTTAATTGCTACGGGTGTAGAAAATGAAACAACGGCAATTTGGCAAATACTACTAAAAAATAAAACTTTTAAAAATATGGTAAAAAAAGAGTTTAATTCAAACAATCATTATTTAGATAGTATTAAGATTTTAAGTAAATATGCAAATAACAATCTAATATAGGGGTTTTTAATATGTATTTAAGAGAAAACAGTTATTTTAAAAAGTTTTTAAACACTATTCAAGAAAACACGGAACAAAATCTACATAGTGAAAATTGTATGTTGATTGCCGTTAATTTTGGAAAAGAAACACAAAAAGAAGAAATGAAAGAATTAATTGATGACCATAACAAGCAAAAAGAATTAAAATCAATTACATCAACGGCTAGAAAGTATTTAATTAAAGATATTTTAAACAATATTGAAAGAAAATCACTTTCAACGGCTATTAGAAAGAGATTATAATATGATTAAAACATTTCAAAAATTGAAAGAAGTAAATAAAAGCTATTTTTCACTAGCTAATAAGAGATTTTTTAATGATATAAACTATAAAGTCTTAACGGGTAAAAAGACTAAAACAAAGTTTTTAATTCAACATACTTATCAATGGTCAGATATGTTTGACGGGATTAAAAAAGCCGTTTTTGTAATCAAACCAATAACAGTTGACGGCAAAATACTTGAAACTGTTGAAACATTAAAAGAACTAAACCAAGTCAAGCAATATATGAAAGGGGCTTAAAATGACTAAAAAACATTATTTAAGATCAACAAGAAATTTATATTATATTGATGAAAAACCACAATTAAGGGTTTATTATTCATATACAACTCCCGTTGCTTTAATGATTGACGGGCATTTGAAAGTATCTCAAAATCAATGGAGTATAACAACGGGGCGACATTTAACGTGGATTGACGGGGGCGATCAAGTTAAAAAATTAAGATTAAAACCAGAAGAATTTAACGAACTTGTTAAAAAACATAAACCCGAACCGAACTTTTTAAAAACTGTTTCAAGTGTTTCGGCTATTTTTGGTTTAATGTGTCAAAATGACGTTAAAACAAAGAATAAATATCAAAAAAGATTTTTTGACAAAGTACAAGGTATGAATTTTCCTGATAATTGGGAAAGTTTAAGCGAAGAAGAAAAATCAAAACGATTAGACGGGGCAACAAAAATTGGACTTCAAAATGATTAGATCATTATATTTTGGCTTATGCTTTGCTTTGGTTTTTTTAGGTGTTGTTGTGGCTATTCATGTCAATTTTTGGATAGGTTTTCAATATCTATATTATTTACAGTTAAATTTTTCTTAATGAAAGAGGGGATAATATGAGAGTTAAAACATTAATTAAGTTTTTAAAAGCATTAGACGAAAAATCAGATATTAGTCTTTACATAGTACCTAAAGGCGACAAAAACAAATATTTCAAAAAATATAAAGGATTAATAGCTGATAGTGATGAAAATGATATTAAAATTGATTTGGATAGGTCTTTAGATATTGCTTTTGTAAGTACACAACAAGGTTGTTATGAAAGAAATCTGGATTTAGGTCTTTTTATTAGTGATGATAAAATAGATAAAAAAGTACATAAAGATTTTTATAGGGGGATAATATAAATGATTAATAGATATGAGCAATATGTAAGATCACAATTTGAAAAACTTAAAACAACTAAATATGGTTTTCATATTAAAATTGTTGATGGTGAGAAGAATTCAACATTATGGATGGAACTAACACCACAAAAAGCTGAATTAATATTAAAAATATTAAAGGAAAGGCAAAAACAGAAAAAATGACACCTACTTACTTTATAATTTTAATGCTTTGTTTTGGTGGTATTATGGCCGTTTGGGTTTGGTTATATGACGGCTATAAAATAGACCAAGAAAGAAAGCAAGAAGAATTATCAAAATCATTTAATAGAAACAATGACAACAGATAAAACAAAATTTAATGGTTGGACGCCTAAAATTATAATAAACACACCTAAACAAGCACCAGTACAAAATCAATTAGATAAAAAGACCCAAGCTAAAATAATGGAATATATTAAAAACAATTCAACTGATAAACTTAAACAAGTTATTAAGAAATTTTATAAAAAATGAAACTAAATAAATGGGTAAAAGAAAATGGAAAATGGGTTGAATATAAATGTGTTAAACCTAGTTCAAATGAAAAAAAAGACATTCCATATATGAATGCTTTAACAAAAGCTATCTATACATTAAATGATATAGATATTCATTATTTAATTAATACTTTAGAAGATGTTTTGGATAGTAAAAAATATAAAAGATATGAAGAATAAAATTATGCTATTCGCCCAGCTTGTGACAGAAATAGATATTTCAAAGTATAAGCAAAAAGAATATGTAAAAATTGTTAAAGCGATTTATTGGGAAATATTTGGAAGTAAAAAATAACTACCTACCACCACGATTGTATTTTTTATATGATCTTTTTTCTGATTTATTCATTCTTTTTTTATGCCTACCGATTTTTCTTTTAGTTCTTTCCCTATAAGTATTGACCCCAAATGTTCCTTTTTTCGCCATTAATAAGTCACATTAAACCTTTTTTTCTTAACTCATTGGGCTTATTACCTATTTGTTTGGATAATTTTTTGTTATCTTCCTTAACTTCATCAATTTGCTTATACAAATCCCCTACTAATTTTTTATGACCCTCGCTAACCTTATCGTGTTGTAATTGTTCAATAGTTAAACGATCTCTTAATAAATCTATTTCTTTTAAATCTGTTTGATCCGATAATAGTTTCTTAATAATATTTAATAACCAATCTATCTCGGTAAGAGCAATCGCTTTGGTTATTTGAAAAACTGATTTACTATCTTCACTCATTTTAAGATTGTATCTATTGTTATCTACTTTCACAAATCCATGCTTTACAAATTTTTCATCATATTGGGATATTAACCCGTCAATATTAACATTGATAAGCTGATCTAATTTTTGTTGGTCTGAACTATCCAAAATTCTACCTAATTTTTTATAATCAATCATAATTTTTTAGCTAGTTTAACCACATAGCTAGGTAGGACACACTTCTGTCAAGCAGTCGATATGAGTTATAGACTTCGACTAGTCTTTAAGGGGTAGTGAGAAATTTCGTTTATAAGGCCTTACTACCCCGTAGCCCTGTCTTCAGGACTTTACGTTAAATGTCAAATATCCTCTCGGCAAAGTGCATGATACCTTTGAGCTAAAATGACTTTTGAATACATACACCTACTTAACATCATCTGTATTATTAACATAAGTTAAAACCTCTTGCAACAATTCTTTTTGACTACCCCATTTAACATTGAATTTTTTAGGGCTATAATGATAACCTTCTTTGCCTAAGTGATGTAAATAACACAATGGAATTGCCTCAAAATCACTAGCTTTTCTGGACATTCCTAAATCCTTATATTTTATGTGGTGTATTTGTGGTGGTGAATTGGGAAAACCTAGCTTTTTACAGATTATACAACCTAGATCAAATAATCTTGCTAAATGTTTCTTATTTTTGATACTTTTTGTACTCAAAATCTTTTTTATAAAATGTTTTTTTACCTAATTTTGTCATCTTTTTGATGTTCTTTGTTGGAATGACCATTGTTTCGCCACATTCCCTCTCGCTTATTGTCATAACAAAGGTATGATAATCTTTATTTTTCTTGATTAAAAATCCTTCAGTACAAGCTATAACGGGAGTATCTTTTTTAGCATCTTCTATATCCTTCCATTCTGCACTATGTAATGTTGCATCACACCAATAAACCTCGTATTTTTCTAGTGTAAAATAACTCTCATCATTTTTTGTTGCCATAATTTTTATACTCTTTCAGACTATTAATCATTTTTGTTTTCCATGTTTCAAAGTTAATCCTGATTATTGTTATTTCAAACGAAAGTTCTGCCTCATTTTGTACGGCTAGGGATAATGCCTTGATATGATCTGAATATCTTTGATCTGCTCTTGCCTCTCTCTCTTGGGCATTGACACTATCCATTTTACCCGTGTTTGAATTGATTTGGTGTTCTTTCATTAATTTTGCCAAAAGTATTTTTCTATTATGATCTAAAAAAGATAATTCAGCTTTGGCTTTTGCATACTTCTTACCTAACTCCCTTAATTTGTGCATATGTTGTTCTGTTATTTCTTCACTCATACATTTAACTCCCTGATATTTTTTTTATCAACGACAACTAAAGTATCGTTGTGACAACCCCCGTGTGCTACCATTAATATTTCTTCCTTTTCTTTATTAAATCCTGTTTTAATTTTTTTACCATTCATTTTCATTTCATAAGGCATACCATTACTACTCCAACCAAAACTGATACAATATCCTTCAGGTTTTATTATCCTCTTTATTTCAATAGCATATCTTGAAAATTGTTTTATTTTTCCATATCCCTCATAAACTTCATTTATTTGATGTATTGAATATGGTGGATCAAACAATATTCCATCTACATCATTATCCTTAAATTGCTTTAAAAATTCTACTGCATCTAAATGGAAATTTGTTTTACAATCAGGATTGATGTCATTGGTTATTAGTCTATCTTTAAAAACATTATCGTTTGCAAACGGGTCAATCCATTTTCCACGCAAATATTTTTCAATTAAATTTTTGATAGCTAAAATATTAAAAGTATTTTTGTTAGGCATAGACCATACTCTATTTATTTTCATACATTTAACTCCCTCATATTTCTTGATTTAGCCCGTCTTATGTTTAAATGTTGTATAAATCCTATTACATCTTTACCCGTAGCAATAGGAAATATCTGTTTATTATGTGGCCAATGGCCGTATTTTTGTTTAAAACAATGAGAGGCCCACCCGTCACGAAATCCACGTTGCCTCGAATAATAAAGTAATTGTGCAAAGAAATTGTTTTTATCGTTTGCATTGGGTTTCATTTTTGGTAGTTCAACTAATCTACCTTGTTGTACTAAAACAATTCTTTCTTTTTTTGTAGGTATAAAAGCACAGTTAGGACAAGCATAGTCATCTTTATTAGGTTTATAAACTTGGTCGCATTTCACACAAGTGAAGGGTTGCTTTTCAACTTTCTCTTTTGTAATTTTTTCTTTTTCTTTTCTTGTAGTAGTTTTCAAAGACCAATTTCCCGCATCTTCTGGAAATCCATGCTCATAGACCGCCCCAGCGTGATCTATCACGAGGCAATTTTTTTTATTTGGATAAGGTCTTAAAGTTCTACCAATTTGTTGAATATAAAGACCATAAGATTTTGTTGGTCTTGCAAGAATAACACAAGACACTTTTGGTTGATCCCACCCTTCTGATAATATTTGACAATTAGATAGTACCTTAATTTTGCCACTATCCAAATTTGCTAGTTGTTTTTCCCTATCTAATTCATTCATTTTACTATCAATATGCCCTGCTTTTACTCCATTTTGATTAAATATGTTCGCAATGTGTTTAGAGTGTGCTATAGATGTTGCAAACACAATCGTTGGTCTATTCTCGCCAAATTTAATCCAATGAAAAACTATATCTCCTACCAATTTTGTAGTATTCATTTTTTTATCTAATGCTTTCTTTTCATAGTCGCCCATCACGATCCTAATTTTCTGAAGGTCTGGTATTGACGGAGCAACTATTCTATTTGGTACTAAATAACCTTGTGATGTAAGACTTTGTATTGACCCCGCCTCAACTAATTCCTCATAGACGTTGCCTAATGCTTTGCCATCATTCCTAATTGGTGTTGCGGTTAAACCTATAACAAAAGCATCTGGATATTCTTTTAAAAGTGATTTGAACTGCCCCGATACACTTCTGTGTGCCTCGTCTAAAATTAATAATTGAGCATAAGGTTTTATAAAATCATCCCTATCTTTTCTTGACACAAAAGTTTGAATACTTGCAACTTGTGTACTAGCCATCATGTTAGGTGATTTTTGAGCCATGATTACTCCGTGATTAAGTTTAAAATCTCCTAGCTTTCTACTGCATTGCATCACCAACTCCCGCCTATGTGCGACAAAAAGATTAAAATTACTCCTTTCGTTAGCTTTTTGCATAATGGAACTGGCGACCAATGTCTTGCCCGACCCAGTTGGAGCTACAAGCAAAACCCTTTTCTTACCTCTTGAAAAATGGTGTCTTATATCTTCTATTGCTTTAGTCTGATACTTTCTCAATTCCATATCTTTTCCATATATCTGTTAATTGAAACATAATCTCTTTCGGGTTTTCTGGTGGTACGCATAATCTCCCAAATGTTAGTGCCTCTTTTTCTGCGTACTCATAACTTTCACCTCTTTTACGAATAGCAATCAACATCTTCACCAACGTGCCGTGTCTATCTCCCTCTTTCATTCCATATCTTAAAGTTCCCGAATACTTGCCTTTGTATTGCGGTATCTCGTAATTGCTAACTTTGTTTTCTGGTCTTTTAAGTTTTAGTGTATCTCTTATCTGCTCTCTCGTATAAGGTAGTTCATCTATCATGCTTATAATTTTCACGGGATAAGGTTTTCTTTTATTGTGAAAAAATCCCGCAACTCTCATTACTCTTGGAAGGTCTTTAACTTTCGGATCAGCATTAAATTTAAAACCCAATGCTTGTTGAAATAAACTAAAACTTACTAATGGAATATCACTACATAACCAATAACAATGATATTTTTTAGGGCTAGTCTCGATAATCATGTGTGGTTGTAGTTCGAATTTTTTAGGCAAAGGAAAACCATCAAGATCAATAAAAACTGCCCTAACTCTTTGTATTTGTTCAGTTTTTCGCCCCTTTAGATTTGTTTCGTTTACTGTGAAATAGACCCCAGCCCCTTTTTGATTTAATTTTGTTAGTGTCTTTAGATGTTCTTCTATAGTTCCGTGAAGTTGTTTTATAAGTTTTTTGTTTATTCCTTTATCGCAGAAAGTTTGAAATGTATGGTGAGTTCCAAAGTAATTTAAAAATATTCCATAATGTGATTGATCGTTCATATCAGTTCCCACAATATCCTTCCACACATCCATCTATAAACAGATTTAACTGATCGTCTTTAGGATCGGACAAATCTACTTGTTCTATTGGTGTACAACTTTTATGTAAAAAAACTTGATCTTCTTTTCTTTTAGTTCCAAAACGAATAATTTTATCTAATTCTACTACTTCATTCCATTCATCTTTATTTTTCTTTATTTCTCTCCATTCTTCATTTGAGTGATAAGGACAAAAAGTACAAGCTGATCTTGGTGGTTTTGGATAGCCATTATTTTTCATCCAATTAAGACAATCTAATCTTCTCATCTTCATATCGGCTAACGGATATACATTTGTAATATATGGTAAACGATTAGGTTTTATTCTATAAATTTCATCATAAGAAATACCCATTATCATTTCAACTTTCATATCCTTTTTTACTTTTTGTCTTTTCTTTAATCCTAATAATTTTCTTATTTGTTGTACAATGGGTTGTATTTTATAATCGTTAGTAC